GTAGGGAGTTTGAAAGAGAGTTCAAAAAGCAAAGAGATTTAGGAAAAACCACTTTCACCTTCAAAGGTGAGTCTTATAATACTCGTCTTGATGGTGAGTCTGAAGCAACTCACAAGAAGAAGATGGAGAAAATGAGAGAGCTTACAGCTAAGTCTGCTCCTAAGACGTTAGCAAGAGGTGGTGTTGTCACCAAAGGAAAGAAATAATGCCTGCAAAGAAGTTTATGCCTTGTGAAGACTGTCCCAACCCTGCTGCTTGCAAGAAAGCAGGGAAGTGTATGATGACGTCTAGCAAGGCTAAAAAGCCTCAACGAGGCGGTAAGCAAGCCTTAGCCATTATGGTGGCTGTTGGTGTGCCTAAGAAGGGAAAGAAGTAATGGCTACGAAGAATCCTGTCAAAAAGGCTAAGGAAAAGTTGAAGGAGTCTGCGGCGGGTTCTGGTAAGCGTTTCGGTGAAGAGAAGCCTGTTCAACGTAACGTTAGAAGCAAAGGCCCTAAGCCCAATCGCTCTCCTGATGAAAGCAATGCCAACAGATGGGCTGCTGATGTTAAAGAAGACGTTGTCAAGTCGCAGAAGACAGACATTGAGAGACTTCGTAAAGGCATCAGCGGTAAGGCCAAGGAAGGTCTTACACAGGCCCAGGCAGACTTTGGTAGAAAGCAGACAAAGGCATCGGCTGTTAGAGGTGCTCTTCGTACTGCCAGTAGATTAGGCTATCTTGGTGGCGCTGCTGGTGCAGGCTATCTTGCTGGAGACACTGCTAAGCAGCTTTATGACAACGCCAAAGAAGGCAGGCAGCGTCGTCGTATGCAAGAGGAATATGAAAAAGATTTGGACAAGCAACGTGACATCATGGACAGAGAAGATGTCATTGGCCTGCGTAAAGGCGGCATGGTAAAGAAGGGAAAGAAGTAATGGAAACAGCATCGAAGAAGAAGCCGGTGAAGCAGCCGTCAAAGACAAAGCCTACAAAGGCTGAGAAGCCTGTCTACACCTTTGACGACACGAAGAACAACACCTCCAGCAAAGCTGCTAAGGAAGCCATTAGAGAGCTTCGTGATGCAGAGATGCGTCGTAAGATGGGTGAGCGCTATGACGAAATCGTAGGCAAGCCTGAGATGGCTAAGGGTGGTGCTGTTCAGAAGAAGATGTCTAAGGTGATGGGTGAATACAAAGCAGGGACGCTTCGTAGCGGCGGTACAGGCAAGGCTGTGAAGAATCCCAAGCAAGCCGTTGCCATTGGGTTGTCTGAAGCTCGTCGCATCAAGAAGTGATGGCTTCGCTCTTCACCAGCACAGGCGAGACAGCCGCGAGGGACGCTCATTTATGAGCCTGACAAGCTACCCAGCGCTAGTACGCTTAGACGACTATGGAAACATTGTTCGTATCGGCGGTACTAGCGCTGATGCTTTTGGTCGCGCTCGGGTTAGTGCTCCGTTCACGCTTTTCGACAGCCAAAACAGATATGCAAAGAGTGATGACTTTGATGAGTCTGTATCTGGTAGCGCTACTGTCACTTATTCTGCTAATGAATCTACTGTTCTCCTTAATGTCACCAGTGCCAGTGGAGATGAAGTAGTTAGAGAAACAAAGAGGGTGTTTTCATATCAGCCTGGTAAGTCTTTGCTGGTGATGAACACCTTTGTCATGCCTACAGCAGAAGCTAACATGCGTTGTCGTGTTGGCTATTTCAGCGCTCAGAACGGTGTCTATTTTGAACGCAGCGGCATTACATTAAACATTGTTAGACGCACCTACACCAGCGGTAGTGTTGTCAATAACGCTGTAGCACAGGCAAGTTGGAACGGCGACAAGCTCGATGGCACAGGCCCTTCAGGGCTCACCATTGACGTTACAAAGTCGCAGATATTCTGGCAAGATTTTGAGTGGCTCGGTGTTGGTAGCGTACGCACTGGCTTTGTTATCAACGGCTTGTTCATTGTCTGCCACACGTTCAACAACGCAAACAATCTCGCACTTGTCTACATGACAACGGCTGTGTTGCCTATTCGATATGAAATCACTAACACAGGCGCTTTAGCTGGCAGCAGGACAATGAAGCAGATTTGCTCCACCGTCATCAGTGAAGGTGGATATGAGCGTAAGACAATTTTACAGACAGCCAGGATGTCTTCGACGGGTACAGTGAGTACAACATTGGTGCCTTTGGTGTCGTTGCGTCTTGACCCCAGCAGGCTTGATGCTGTTGTCCTTCCAGACGGCTACAGAGTGTTGCCTATTGCGTCAGCGTCTACAACGTTTGAAATACAGCTTGTGAAGAACGCTACGCTAACAGGAGCAAGCTGGGCTCAGACGACGTCTGACAACGTTGAATTTGATGTGTCTTCTACAGCCATCAGCGGTGGTGTTGTTGTTGACAGCCTCTACACACAAGAGTCTAACTTGGTGTCTGCTGCTGTTAGCAACAACGAAGCCTACAATTTTGATATGCAGCTAGGTAGGACGTTGGCGGGTGTCAGCGACATCTACACCATTGCTGCACGCACCCTTAGCGGCAATCAATCAGCAATAGCAACATTCTCATTCTGGGACTTGACATGACAAATGGAAACAAGAATAGAAGTGTAGGCAAGGTGTTGACAACCAGCAGTGCTGATGTCTACACCGTCCCTGCTGCCTTCAAAGCTGATGTTGAAAGCATTGTCATTGTCAACACCAGCAACAGTGTTGTCAAATTTGATTTGAATTGGTATCAGGCAACAACGACAACATCATATGCCATTGCTAACGATGTTGAGTTGAAGCCAAACAGCCTTTTGCAGTTAACCAATTCGTTGTACTTGGACAAGAACGACAAGATCACTGGATCAGCTTCCATTGCTGACATAGTAACAGTGAGTGTTAGAGTACGCGAATACTTCGCAGAAAGGTTGTAGAATGTTTACATCATTGCTTCTTGTTTGTGTTTTAGGTACAGATAAGTGTGAGTTGATGAAACGAACCGATAACAAAACCTATCCAACAATGGAGCAATGTTTGGAAGCAACGGCTGTTGATGCTAAACAATTGTATGAGTATTTAGCTGCTAAAGGCGTATACACTCAAGTTGGTTTCAAATGTGAAGAGGACAAAAACAGCATATGAGCAAAAGAGAGCTAACAGAACAGCAACGCAAGTTCATTGAGGTGTTGTTCACCGAAGCTAGTGGCAACCCTGCAAAGGCTAAAATCTTGGCTGGTTACAGCGAGAACTATCCTACGAAGACATTGATGTCTGGATTGAAAGAGGAAGTCATTGAAGCAACGCAAATGTACATTGCTATGCACGCACCGAAGGCGGCTATGGCTGTCATTGGCGGCATTGATGATCCTACACAGCTAGGTATGAGAGAGAAGCTCAAAGCTGCTCAGGACATGCTTGATAGGGCTGGTGTTGTGAAGACAGAGAAGGTTGAGGTGACAGCGCCCTCTGGTGTGATGGTGTTGCCTCCAAAGGATAATGGATAAGCATTTGCTGTGACATCAAATGAGCGTGACTTAGGCGCTTGGATTCTTCCTCAACCAATAGAAAAGAGTAGGTATGTTGCAATACCAAAGTTGGCTAATGTTCGCGTTATACCTTTTGGTTATAGAGTGGATGATGTTGATGAAAACCTACTCCAACCTATCCCTAAAGAACTTGATGCTCTTGAGCTTGCAAAGAAATACGTAAAACAATATTCGTACAAACAAGTAGCAGCATGGCTGTCAAAAGAAACAGGAAGAAGCATTAGCGAAGATGGTTTACGACAACGCATACGTAGAGAACAGGAACGGGGAAAACGTCATAACTACTATCGATCCCTTGCCCGCAGATACAAAGAAGCGCTTGAAGCCATCGAGAGGTACGAAGACAGGCTCGGTAAAGAAGAAAAAACCAATTTCTTCGCCTCAGATTATTACGTCTCCATCAAAGACAAAGGAGCTAAGCTCTTACACACTTGATGTTCCTGAGGAAGTAAAGGAACAAAATGTTGTCTTCACACCTAATCCAGGCCCTCAGACAGCCTTCCTAGCTGCTGCTGAGAGGGAAGTGTTGTTTGGTGGAGCCGCAGGTGGCGGGAAGAGCTATGCCATCTTGGCAGATCCTCTTCGTTACATCTCTCATCCGCAGTTTTCAGGGCTTCTGTTGCGTCATACAACAGAAGAACTAAGAGAACTCATCTGGAAAAGCCAAGAACTCTACCCAAAAATCATTCCAGGTATTGTTTGGAGTGAGAGAAAGATGCAATGGGTAGCGCCTAGCGGCGGGCGTCTTTGGATGTCATACCTCGACAGAGACGAAGACGTTCTTAGATATCAGGGTTTGAGCTTCGTTTGGGTTGGTTTTGACGAACTCAGCCAATGGTCTACGCCTTTTGCGTGGAACTATATGCGTTCTCGTCTTAGAACAGCAGCGTCTGACCTGCCTGTTTACATGAGAGCAACGACTAACCCGGGCAATGCTGGTCATGGGTGGGTTAAGAAGATGTTCATTGACCCTGCACCGCCTGGTCAAGCCTTCTGGGCAACAGACATTGACACCGGTGAAGTGTTGCGTTACCCCAAAGGACACAGCAAAGAAGGTCTGCCGTTGTTTAAGCGGCGTTTCATTCCTTCAAAGCTCTCTGACAACCCCTATCTTGCTGCCTCAGGCGACTACGAAACCATGTTGTTGTCGCTTCCGGAGCAACAACGTCGTCAACTTCTTGATGGTGACTGGGATGTTGCTGAAGGAGCGGCGTTTCCTGAGTTTAAGAGAAGCGTTCATGTCGTTGATTCCTATGACATTCCTCATGATTGGCCTAGATTTAGAGCCTGTGACTACGGATATGGAAGCTGGTCTGCTGTTTTGTGGTTTGCTGTAGCTCCAGATGAGTCATTAGTGGTATATAGAGAGCTATATGTCACTAAAGTGCTTGCAGAAGACTTGGCAGAGATGGTGTTAAACGCTGAAGACGGTGAAAAGATACGTTATGGTGTTCTAGACAGCTCTACATGGCATAAAAGAGGCGACACAGGCCCTTCCATTGCTGAAAGAATGATAATGAAGGGGTGTCGT